ATCAGAGAAATCGATTGTGTTGCCTATGAGTTGATCGATTGGAATATCAAAAGCCAGTCCTGGCGTGAAATGTATCTGGGAATGATCGCAATTATTCAGGCCACCTGTCATAATCGACGTATCGAGAGCCGCGGCTATTCTGTCAAAGATATCAAGCTCGCAGCAACCGGCCAGGCAAAGGCCGACAAGCCCGAAATGGTGCGCACAGCTCGTCTAATGTGGCCGGATCAGCAAATAATCGATGATAATCAGGCAGATGCACTATGGGTGCTATATGTCTGCATGCGGGATCTAGATATAGCGGTCAAAAAACATCCGGAAATGTTGATTTAGGGCTTGCGAGACTATGAAATTATGCTATTTTTACAACATGCAAGGTCTCAAATCGATAGCAGTCATTCGTGCAACCCGCCCCTATTCTCATTGTTTGTGGATAGTTCGAGACCTTGCAGTCTTGCGGGTTGCACTAATGGTTTTTATCGACTGATGGCGAAAAAGAAATTAGATAAATCGCCCGCGTTTCAGCTTTACCCAAAAGAATGGCTTGCCTGTTCTACCGTCATGAGAATGACCCCACGCCAGGAGGGTGGCTATATTAGGCTTATTTGCCTCGACTGGCAGGATGATGGAATTCTTGATGACCGCACGGTTATTGCGTACCTTTCCCGGCTTAATGATGACGAGCTTGATTTACTACTTGGCAAATTTATAGCACACCCAAAAAAAGCGGATTATTTAACGCACCCAAGAGTACAAAAAGAGAGACGAAAACAGAAAGAAAATCGCCGCAAAAAATCAGCGTCTGGTAAGAAGGGCGCAGAAAAGAGGTGGTCAAAAGACCCTCAAACTCCTGATAATCAAGGTGCTTACGAAGCCTCAAAAGGGGATGGCGATGCCAATGGCGATGCTAAAAAAGTGCCATTGGCAAACGATGGCTCTTCTATTGCTATTACTTCTACTGCTACTATTGCTATTGATAAAGAGAATAAGAAGAAGGGTCGCAAGCTCCCCACTCTGGCTGAATGGCTGGATTACGCAAAAGAACGGGGCTACCCATCTGACGACGCAGAATCAGCATTCGATCATTATGAAGCCAACGGCTGGAAGCAGAGTAAAGGCAATCTGATTAAAAGCTGGAAAGCCGCGCTACGAACTTGTCACGGCTTTTACAAAAATAGAAACCCTCAACAAAATACAAACGATGACCAATCAAGACTCAACTTCTGACATATCATATTTAGAGCGCCAGCGCGTATCTGAAGCAACCGGCTTCGATATTCAGCAGCAATTGGCTAATCGTTCTAAAATGGAAAATCGCATGGTCGGAGCCTGGGATGGATCTAGACGGTGGGAGTACCCGTTATGCCGGGTATGCGGAGAAACAATAAAAGATATATTGGTAGTCAAATTTGAGCTTTGGGAGAACCCATTTGAAGTGACGCAAACCGTATGCGATAATTGTAAGCAGTTAGTCGATGACCATTATGAATCAACGGTAAAGACAAAATGGGATACGAAATGCCCGTTAATATATAGAAAAATAATTCAGTCATGGGATAAGTCGATAGACCATATCAACGTTGAAGCATCCAAAAAGGTCACGGCATGGGAATATCAAAACAGGGGCATGTATCTTTATGGTTCATCTGGAAAAGGCAAGACAACGGCAATATGGAAATTATATCAACGCATCGAAGATACGCATGGGTTTGTCCCGGTAGTGATCAACTCAGTCCCGCTTGCTCGCATATTAGCTAAACAGGCAAAAGACTTAGGTTCGCCTGACGCATGGCTTTGTAATTGTCGCGTATTAATTATAGATGATTTCGGTAAAGAGAAAATGACTACGAGCTTTGCCGCGATGATATATGAGCTAATCAATTATCGATATGAGCAGTTTAAGCCGATTATATTGACCTCTAAATTTGATTCTAAAAACTTACTGCAACGCTTTAGCAATTCATCAAATGATTCACTCGGCTTCGATATATGCCGTAGGATCAGCGATGTTTGCGAACCGATAAACTTCGATAAATAATTAACCTGAAATAATATGAGTAATATACCGACAAGAAAAGAAAATCCCGACGGCCTGCATAAGCGGTACATCGTCAAAAAAAGAAACAGGTCACCTATTAACCCAAAAGCAGAATATTTTGTTTTAAGGGTGGATGTATACGGATCAGATATCGATTATGTAAACGCATGTCGCAAAGCCGTGATGGCTTATGCTGATGCAATTGAAAAACACATACCAAAACTTGCGGCAGAATTAAGGGAACGATATTCACAACAGCTCCCATTCTAGCTAACCGATAATATTAACCTCAAATAAATAATAATATGAATACATACGACTTAAGCGATACCGATATTAAGCAACACGAAGCAGTTGCTAAAGCGTTTATAGATGACAAACGCAAAGCGGCTATCAAACGAGAGCTTCAAAGCTTAGTTGACGATGAATTGTTCAACTTAGAGGATTACGCAGCAAGCCATATTTCAGGAGTTGCCGCACAGAGAGCTGTTGATTTCATAACAAAAGTTCTTAACGGTGAAGAAAAAGCGGCGGCTGCTATATTTGGACGCGGGGATTCATCCCGTTATAGAAGTATAAGCCTTACAGATTGTGATGGCGAACCTTGGGCATGCTTAATTCATGGTGCGCTGTTTGAATCGGGCGAAATTAAATTGCGAAGAAAGCTTGTAGAGGCACACGCCGATTTACTTAGAAACGAAAGAATCAAAGACCTTGAGTCTATTGTGGATGGCCTAGAGCGGCAAGTAAGGAAAACTGAATCAGATTTAGAAGAATGCAGGGGGCGAATACGATGAACCAAGTTTGCCCACACACTAGCACCGAGTATTCCGAAACCGAACATGAGATCGAGCACGAAATGGACACGCCAGTCTTTTCTATAGCAGTGATCACGTTTACCGCAATATGGTCACGCGACTATGAAGACGGAGAATATAAGCCCGCCGAATTCGACCGGGCTGAAAACATTGAATGGGAAGTATTAGACCAGGACGGCGGCAACCCGCCTATTGATCTGACGAAAGACGAGGTCGATGACATTATAGAAAAGCAAGTCAGCGAAGGATATATCACGTCGAACGACTAGCATTATAATAATCAATGAAAATAAAACTATGGGATTAGAAAACAAAGAATGGCCTGACGAAAACGGCGAAAAACAAACTTGGAGTCGAAATGTTCACACTGGGGTAGATTCGAGGGGATGGACTTCAGAGATACGTAAAGACAGAGTTGAGGTTCTGGCTATAGCAGGCGAATGGGCTATGGTAATATCAGATAAAAGCATGGCTGGCGATTTCGGATTGAGCGGCCCTCCCGCAGGCTACCACTCCCCAGATAAACCATTTGTAATTGCGGCGTACCAACTAACCGATTAACCCAAACCAAAATCAAACTATGAAAATACAACACTTAGCCATACTGACGCTTATCGTCCTACTGTTCATCAATCTCGCAATCGATGTTCTGCTTTTTATGAAGCTGCATGGCACCGACTATCGCGTGATGATTAACGAAGCAGCAATGCTAGAGAATATAAGTTGCATAGCACAGATGCAGAACGACCACGACGACCACAGCCATGTCGAAATCATGGTATGGGACAATAAAGCCGAGGAAGCCATCCTCTATCCTGACAGCTACATAATTCACGATTAACATTAATCATCATAATATGGAAACAAACCTATACTATTACAAAGCGTATGTGACTGGGGTTTATGACGGGGACACTATAACTTGTGACCTCTCGCTTGGCCTCTACATGTGGAAGAAGGACCAAAAGATCCGGCTCTATGGCATCAATACGCCAGAGATTCGAGGCGGTACGGATGAATCAAAAGCCAAAGGCATCGAGGCGCGTGATTTTTTGCGCAGACGGATATTGAATAAAATGGTAATCATCCAAACGCACAAAGATAAGTCCGGTAAATATGGGCGGTTGCTTGGCATCGTTTGGAAGGGCAGCGTTAATATGAATCAAAGGCTCATTGAAAAAGGGCACGCTGTAGAATATTTGCTATGAAATTAACCGTTAAATGTGATAGCTGCGGGAAAGAGGGCAAAGCTGAAGATTTTACGAGTGATTATGACGGCATAGACCGTTGTAAAAAATGTCACCTTGAAAGTGAAATATATGGCCTGGAACGAGATATTAAAGCGAAGGAAAAGTGGCTTAAAGAAACTCACTTAAAAAAGCTTCAAGAACTAAAGGCAGGGCTTGCGAAAAAATCATTAGCATTGGAACACCATAATTCAATTAATAAGCCATGAATAACGAGCTCGAGCAATTTATAGATATTGATGAGATCGTTAGCATTTTAAATATGACTCGACAAAACCCTCAAATCACGTTACGAATGCGTCGACACACCTACCACATAACAGCCGAGAGCCGAAAGCAAAGCTATGCCCACGCACTACCGCAAGGATCCACCACAACCCCACGACTTTGCCAACAAAGTCATAACAGCGCTCCTGGCATGCATATTCGTATGTCTGGGCTTAGGAGCTATCTACTTGCTATATCTGGCATGCTCTCAAAGCGCGATATGGCTATTTGACTTATTCAACGCTAACCAGTAATATACGAAATTATGAGCACAGAAACTATAACTCCCATACAAGCATTAAAATATGAAGTGGCCGCCTCGTGGTGGGTCCCATACATATCAATCGAGTGGATCCAGAACTTAGCAGCAAAATACTATGCCCGTAAAGTCAACCGCAAGATAACCAGAATAATGCGAAGGGATAAGATTTTAAGGGGGCTGAGATCATGAGCACAGAAACAAAACTTATTCCAGTCATACACTCCAGGGGACGGCATGCTTGCGGAGAGGTGGCATTTTATGCAAGACGAGAGATCCCGGAAAACGACAGAATGCTTGCACGCGACTTTGAGCATACCAATGGGGGCGATTTTCTTGAAAACGAGCAAGTAAGGTGCGATAATTGCCGAGCTATCGCCATGAGTATTTTTCCAAAGACAGAAAACGGTGAAATAACATACATATTCCACGCATGAGCACCACACGCAGACAATTCTTAAAAGCGATTCTACCCGCAAGCGTAGCTATACCGGCTATTGTTGCTGCTCAGCCTGCGCCTCGGGAATGGATATACGGACGGATATACGGACGCTCGGGAGCTTTAGACTGCCTTGAGGATATGAGGGCTGTTAATAATACCCGAAGGCACACCCTCTGTTTAATCAATCAACTGGATCCCAAGATGAATGGCCTTTACTATCTGCCCGAGAATATCTCCTAAGTCAGTGGCTAAGAAGCTCTCAACACAACATTCTAAGTTCTGCCTATTGATGGCAGGGGGTAACATCAATCAGACCATGGCGTATATGGAATGTTATCCTGATAGCACGTATGATTCTGCAAGGAGATCTGCAAGCGACCTCTTGACAAATCCTGACATAGAACCTGAGATACAACGAGTTAAGAATCTAACTGAGACCAGTAAGGTAATGAGTCGCACTGAAAAGAGAGAATTTTTAGCCGATGTGAAGCGTACTGCAGTAGGTGATATCGATGAATCCAGCCCATTAGCTCAAGAGGTCATTAGAACGGTAACGACACACAGGGACGGCGAGACAAGCGAAAGGAAACAGATTAAAATGATGGGCAAGCAAGCTGCAATCGACATCGACAACAAAATGCAAGGTCATTACGAGCCAGATGTGATCGAGCACAATATTAATATAACGTGGGGAGAGGGGAAATGATATGAATGAGATGATACGGCCATTGCTCGAAAGGGTTTTCAATATATTACGCGAAAAGGGCTTGATCCCGCCACTATGGATTCCGCGTCATGGCGGGAGGACGTTCCGAACCACTGGCGACTCATTAGACAAGATCCCGGCAGCATACTTTGAGCACAGGCTCGATAAGAGAATCGGCCTTGAATATTCGGGGATTCAAATCCCACTAGACGAAACTATCTCTCCGGTCTTCTTCGAGGAGTTAAGGCAAGCAGAGATATCGTGTTACTTACTAACATGCTCCTAGACACAAACCCAGCCCACCCGCAATTCGTAGCGCATGATACACTGCCTAATGGCTTCGAGGTAAAAACCATATTGAACGCAGACGGCGGCTGTTTTAAGACTTTGGTATTAAGCCCTGGGCATTTCACTGAGACAGTCTGCTACAGAGTATGCCGCAACAAAGCGTTGAACGCGCACCAGAAAATGGTGGACAAATATACCTTTCTGCATTGGACTGAGTGAAACAATAAACCGAGGGTAAAATTATGAGTGATTGGAAAGCAGGAGATAAGGCACTGTGCGTGAATGATGACGGTCTGTTCAGGGAGCCTTTTAACGGGGATATCGTGGTTAAGGGCATAACTTATTTAGTCGAAGGGGTTGACCCCTTCCCCCACCAAGACGCGGGGCTGTTTATATCGGGAGTTGAGGCCTATTGGCATAACACGCGAACTTCTTTTACTGCCAGCCGTTTCCGTAAGGTCGTCTCTCGCAGCGAGAGGCAGACACAATACAAGGAAGCAACGAACATACTTCTAAGCAGCAACGTACAGCCAAGAGTAGGATTTAAACCATGAGCACAGAAGCAGACACTTGCCCTAATTGCGAGACTCCCAGCTTAAGGGAGACAATCACGACCTTGTCCTGCCGTGAATGCGGCTGGGTGGACGGTAACGAACTCGACTCCATGCCAGGTGAAGCATGCGCGGCACCAGCTCGGTCTCAACCTAAATGGTGGCATTTTTGGAGAATGAGAGATACTTGGGGCTGGGAGAATTGGTGATATGTTTGGATTAACCAAGGAACAGCTCAAGGCATGGGAGAATGATCTCAGGCAATGTCTGCCCGATTTCCTGCACAGACAGAAATTGAAGCTCATGCCGCAACTATGCCCTCCTTGCCGTGGCATTAATGTCATTGTGCACCGCCATGTAGAACCTGGCGAGATAGTGCCGATATGCCATAAATGTAAATCAATGTATTTGGAGCCCTGATATGGCAAGCAGCATAGAATCAGCCAAGAGGATAGTCAAAAGCCGCAGGAAGCGTAAGCGTTCCAAGTCAAGCGGGAGCACTAATGTGCGGGCTAAGGCGACAGGGACTAGTAGATCGAGAGGGTATTGATTATGGATAGAAGGGATTTTTTAAAGGGTGCCACAGCGGCATTTGGTCTGACTGCTCTTGGCATCTCAGCGGCTACGGGCATCAAGGAAACCATAGGAATGCGAGTGCGAATGAACGTAATGCCCAGAATGAACCATTCCTTGTACATCCGCACTATATGTAGGGTCAAAGGCAAGAGATATGATTTTGCTCAGATAGTTGACGAATGGGACATGGACGACATTGAAGGCATTAAGTCTCATTTCGAGGATATGGCGCGGCATGCCATGGAAAAGACTTTTGGCATAACGAATCTAAAGTTTAATTATCCAGAGAATACAACCAAAGGTATCCCGACATGAGCAGAATCGAGGGAATCAATAAGCGCATAGCCAAGTACAGGCTATCGAGTAATCCGAAAAAGAATATACTGGCCAGGCGTAAGCGCATGGAGCCGCAGCATGAGAATGCGTGCACTGTCAAATCACGCTTCTATCGCAGGAATGTGACGTACAAGATCATGGCTAACAAGTATTGCTTGGTAAGTGCCTGATATCAACATAGAGATAAACCCGCGCAAGGCGTTCAGGGGCTACCTGCTACGGCACCAGAACAATATACGCTGGGCAGCCATGATGGCGCATAGACGTTCGGGAAAGAGTTTTGCTGGTACCCAGGACTTAGGATCTTGCGGACTGACACACCAGCGCAAAAATATGAAGCTGGCACCGCTCAGATATGGGTACGTGGCTCCTACTCAGCAGCAAGCCAAAGACATTATCTGGGGATATTTCGAGGAGTTCTTTAGCCCGATCCCAGGAGTCAAGTTCAACCAGTCAGAGCTGCATGTCACGCTACCGACTAGAGCACGCATACGATTATACTCAGGCGAGAACTATGAGCGTATGCGCGGCATATACCTGGACGGGGTCGTGATTGACGAGATCGATGATATAGATCCAGTGGCATGGCCTACGGTAATCAGGCCGACACTCTCAGATTATCGGGGATGGGCATCATTTATCGGCACGACCAAAGGAAAAGGGGCGCTGTATCAATTTCTCATGGAGGCTCAGAAGCGGGAAGATTGGTTTGACCTACTCCTTAAAGCCTCAGAGTCAGGCATCATACCGCAAGACGAGCTGGACGAAATCCGCAGAGATCCAGCTATGACCGAGGAAATGTACTTGCAGGAGTATGAGTGCGACTGGAATGTAGCGACGCCTGGAGCCATATATCTTGATGATGTGGAGAAGGCACGCAAACAAGGCCGGATCAATGACAACATATTTCACCATGAGGGTCTGCCGGTATACAGCTCGTTTGATATCGGCTTACCGACTAATACTAAATGTTGGATATTCCAGCCAATAGGGGATAAGATCAACTATCTTGCAGCACTCACAGGTGACAAAACACTCAATACGCCAGCCAAGTGGGCAGCTCTACTGACGCGACTATCCAATGAAAAAGGATGGAGCTTTGGCTGTCACTTCCTCCCGCATGATGGTGAGACCGTATGGCTGCCCTCATTCAAGGAAGCAGGCTTGAATAATTCAGAGGTCATGCCACGGCCATCTAGTGAGTGGGACGATATCAACGAAGCTAAGCGTATGTTCAACCGCATCCACATAAATGAGAAAGAATGTGAAATGGGTATCATGGCGCTTGAGCATTGGAAGACCACGGAGGTACGCAAGAAAGGATATTTCACGAATAAGCCAGAGCATTTCTGGTCAAGTCATTGGTGCAAAGCTTTCGCATTATCAGCATGGGCAATCGCCTGCGGTCGCACAGTCAATAAGGCTGGACAATCCAGGAAGCCTAGACGTAATAGTAGTGTGAAGGTTGATATGGGTCCTACTCGGGGAGCTAAATCCGGTGGGCGTAAGAGAAAGATTAATGTTATAATATAAGATAGTCTTGTCTTGCCTTGCCTCCAATAAGACCATTGTGTCGATACGCGGCCAGCACAGAGGAGCCAGTAGTTTAAAGCATAAAGAACATTACCGGCATTATGATCGGTAAAAGTGGGGGTAGAGTCAGAAGTCCCTCGTGGACGGGAAACCTGAAGTGCTGGAATGAGGCAATTTTTTGCATGATTAACGTAATAATATGAGGGTGAAAATATGGGTAAGGAAGGATTAAATTACAGCGGGGTCGTGATTGATGAGATGTCGCAGATACAGAAGACAATGAGCGTTGAGCTTACGGTGAGATTTGGCATGAAAGAGCCTGTTCGGGTCGCGGTACCTGTCGATATGGAGCTGTGGGGCATAGCCCCCTTGCCAAGAAATAGGGAGATATTATGGGAGATCGACGCCCAAAGGGAGGCAGCCAACATGCGCATGAAGCGAGATACGATATGCAAACTCATAAGTCGCCAGCTCGCTCACCAGATACTGGAGATCATAGAAAGCCGTGACCCTCATAACGGGTATTATCCTGACAGTAATGAGTGAGGTACTCATTCCAGAGGCGCATATGAAGGAGATAGAGGCCGAGGCTCAGAGGCATGCAGATCGATGCTACCCAGATGTCCCGCAATTCAGACGTAAGCGAGAGAGAATCAAAGCGTGGCAGATATTTCAGGAAATGCGGAGGCTGAAGTATCCATGAGCACAGAAGAAGCTCCATACGGATATTGCCCAGAATGCGGGGCTAAAGGCATTTCAAGAGAACGCCGAATAGACGGCTATGATATTTGCGCTAATCGCCATAAGTATAAATCTAAACATGCTACGGAAGACCCGACAAGCAGGCCATATCTGCAAGACCCATGCCAGAATGCTTTTCACAAAGAACCCCTTACTAAGCTCCCCGATACTACAAGAATCACGATAGATTTTACAGACGGCCATCGCCGGTGTTATTGCGTCTCACAAATAACAGAGCGGCTCATTCAAGAAGGGGAGATGCTTTTATTCGAGACACAGCATCCAAATACAGGAAACGAAATCATGATAATATCATGCCGTAGGCCTGCTAAATGTTAGACGAGCAAGACTCCCCACTCCTAGCCGACCATCCCATGGTCAGAAAAGCATACGACTACTATCAGGACTGGGGAGAGAATCCATTTTGGCGATTCGTAGGCATGCACCAGTTTAATGGTGGGCACGTATTCTATGACGACGAATACTTTATTATGGGCAGAGCAGTCAACGCGTACGCACCCCGCGCAAAGATAACTAACCCCGAGTATCTCTTCCCAGAGAAAGACTGGAACTGCTGGTTTATATGGCTCTACGCGGGTGACGTTCAAAAAGCCTTTACAAATTTCCCTTTTTGGTTACCGTATTTTGCATATGAGCGTCGGGACAACCTTCATATCACGGAAATAGACAAGACAATGTTAAAACTTACAAGAAAGGTATACCGACATGGGAAGCGGACCAAAGCCCCCAGCTCAACAGCAAATATCTCCACCGGCTAGAGCGCCACGCGCTGGTGATCCAGGGGAATCAGGCACAACACAGCGACGCACGCGCCTGAGAGCTCTATCCAGACTCGGGCCACGCGCAAGCATTATAGCTGGTGAAACAGGCGGCTTCCAGCCAGCCTCCACAGTAGCAAGACCTGGAGCCTCGGTATTAGGCGGTTAAGTGGCTGACACAGACAAAAAAAAGGAACGCTCAACCCCAGAGGCCATGATTGATATGGTTATGGAGGAGTGGCGTCAGGGCAGCGCGGAGATTGAGACATGGAAGTCTCAGCCGTGGCAGGAGATTGCTGACTATGTCATGCCTCGCAAGAGCGAGATCAATACCAAAAAGACAGCCGGTGTAGATGGTTTCACAGATCAGATTTACGATACCACGGCTATTCATGCCAATACTACCCTGGCAGCCGGGCAAATGGACTTTCTCGTAGCTGGTAAGTGGTTCACCAATAGAGCGCCATTCGAGGACGCCAGCGACGCAGCTAAAGACTGGTATCGAAAGACCGGAGAGAAGATGATGGATGTGATCAACGGCTCAAACTTTGAAATGGAGATACATTCTTTCTTCAATATGCGAGGAGCATTCGGTACCTCACACTTTCACGTAGAAGAAGACGACGAAGAGGTCATATACTGCAAGAGCGAGGACATTGGCACCTATGTAATATTCGAGAATGCCCGTGGTATAGTCAATAAAGTGCTAGTGCTCAAGGAGTACACAGGCTCCCAGCTCTTGGAGGAGTACGGCGAAGTAGGCAAAAAGGGCAATAAAGGCGTATCGCTCAAACTTCGAGAGCGTGCCACCAAGAAAGGCAAGGATCAGAAAGAGGACAAAATCCAAGTAATCATTTGGGTGGGACCGCGACCAGGCAAGGATATCGATGTAAATAAGATCGACGCACTCAATATGCCAATCCGGACACTACATGTTGCCATCGAAGGACGTAAAGGTGGCAGCAAAGGCGAGCTCCTCAGAGAGTCAGGCTATCCTGAAACAGCAACTATGGTAAGTCGCTGGGCTGAGTGGGGCGACAATGTATACGGGTATTGCCCATCGATCGAGGTGCTCTCCACTATACGACAAGCCAATTTCATAGAGGAGAATCTGGATACTTTAGGCGAGGTCATGGTAAACCCGCGCATATTAGTTCCGTCCAATTTAGAGGGAGATGTCAGCTTGAGAGCAGGCGGCGTTACCATATACGACGAGGGCAACCAAGCCGCCAAGCCCGAGGAGTGGGCAACTAAGGGGCGTATTGACGTAGGTCAGGCCAGAATCGACTTTAAACGCAGCCAGATAAACCAAGCATTTTTCCAGGATCTATTCCAATTGCTAACTGGCCTCAGTGAGAGAGCACGCGAAAAGACGGCTTTCGAAGTAGCTAACATGCTGGCCGAAAAAGTAGGACGCTTCCACCCAACATTTACGCGACTCAATACAGAGTTCTCAAAGCCATTTCTTAATCGGGTATTTGGCATATGTTTCAGAGCGGGGATATTCCCGGATCCACCCGCAGACGTCCTGCGCCAGAACAAGCTTGGCGAAACTATCATTGAGACACCAAAAGTGGTATTCACTAGTAAAATGGCGATGTTACTTGCGGCGCGTAAAAACAATGACTTTGTAGCCTTCCAGGCAATGGCTCAAGCACTAGCCCAAGGTGATCCGGGTGCTTTTGTTCGAGTGGTTAATATTGACAGGGCGATAGAATCAATGGCAGAAAATCAAGGAGTGGATAGTGAATTTTTAAATACCAAAGAGGAGAAAGAGGCGGTAGCAGCACAGCAACAGGCAGCAGCGCAGCAGCGACTAGCATTAGAGACAACCGAGGTGGCAGCGAAGGCAGCCGCTAATCTGGGCAGAGCTCCTGAGAAAATGCAGGATGCTATTAATATTTAAATATGAGCAAGGAACTAACCGAATTACAAAGAAAACGACAGCAAGCAGAAGAAGAACTAAATAGAGCCTACCGCATAGTATTTGTAACCGAGAAGCCATCACAAACGGCACTAAAGGCGGCACGTAAGCGGGTAAGGCAGGATTTAGATGATATCATGCGAGCAATATCGTACTTGTCCGACAAAAACGGGGAGTATCCTGAGAGCGTTATCCATCGAGGCCTTATCAATGAGGGAGGTCGTAAGATAGCTGAAGATATGCTCAAGAGAATTTCATCCAAGCCCGACTCGGGTATGGAAAAAAAGAAAATCAAAGTAACTAAATAAAGGTAATAATATGAGCGAAGACGACGGATCAATAATACCAGAAGCTGTAGCAGCGGCAGCTACACCACCAGAAGGCGACGGCACCGCGGCAGCAGCAGACGCCTCAGCATCTACAACCGCGGCAGCAGCGACAGTGCCAGCACAAGACTTCAGCATGTATGGCGAGAAAGGACTCAATGCTGGTATGGTCAAACTGCTAGGCGAGGGCGACGAACTGAAAGGGGCGAGATTCTTTTTAAAGAAATACGAGGGCGCAGACGACCCAAATGCCGAAGTATTGAAAGGTCTCAATAATCTGCAATACATAGCCAGCCAGAAAGCGTATATCAGGCCTCCGGACGATGCTCCGGATAATGTCAAAGAAGAGTTCGGCAAGCAGATGAAACTGCTAAACCAGACTCCAGAGAGCGCAGAAGGGTACAAATATAATGTCCGGCCGGAGGGCTTGGCAGAAGAGGTGCCGTGGAATCAGGAAGAAGCAAACCAGTACTCTGAGGTTTTGCACAAACATAATGCGTCTCCAGCATTAGCAGCAGAATTGATGGAGCTGTATAAGGGTGGCCTAGAGGGCATTCCGGCAGTCGTAGCTCAGGAAGAAGCGACACACAGAGAAGCGCAGATCGATATTCTCAGGAACGAGCACGGTGTAAACGCTGAAAAAGTCATTCAGGAAGCTACCAACGCAGCAAGCCTACTCGGAGTAAGCCCAGAAGAAACCAGCCGCATTGCCATGACAGCAGCGGGCGTCAACTTCCTTGCCAATCTTAAGACCATGATATCCAGCGATATCCTTAGTACGGCGAAAGCAGCAGGCTCTGTTAATGCGGGCGACGGCCAGAGTTGGTCAGAGAAGGCGATGGAATCATCCAAGCTGGCGACCGAGGCAATGAAAGCCAATGATACCCAGGCCTATAACGCGCATTATGCCGATCAGGTGAAATACAATAAAATGGCAGCAGCCGCAAAAAGGTAAGCCATGAAAGTATCAAAAGAGCCAGAATGTAAGGAGCACCCGCATATCAAAGTGAAGAAAAAGCTACCGGGCAAGAAAGCTATTAGCAAAGCTCAGAAGAGCATCGGCATGCTTTATAAGAACGTGACCTATGAGATACGTGAGGTTTCGGGTCACCAGCGAGTAATGGATAACCACAAATATACCGCTATCATTACCATTAAGGACACGAACCAGATAAAGCTGGCATTTCCCGTATGGCCCAAGGTCGAGGAAATGAGGCGCGAGTACAAGGCATGGAAGGCGCGAATGCCTAAGATGCCTAAAAATTAAGCGTGATATGAAAGCGCAATACATGGATAGGCATGGGCTAGAGATTGGCGATTATGTTGCACGCATGGCAGTAGGAGCGCATGGCGATAACTTCAAATGCCATGAGTTTTCATTTGGCAGGATTCGTGCCTTTCAAATGGAGAATGCCGAATCAAGGCCTGATGCTGCTCCGAAATTCGGCCTCGATGAATGGGTTGAGGTATTGGTTATGCCGTACGATGACGAGATGGCCCCTGCGTGTGAGCGACCGTGGATCCAATGGGGGCCAGAAGAAATCATCAAGCTTTCTGGGTTTGAATACTTTTTAAGGGCGGTTATGTGGCCTTTCGTTAAGTTTATTTACAATAAGCCTTTAGATGGACGAAACACAGATCGAGTAAAGCAACAAGCAATCAAGACTTGACTAACCGGAAAAACTGCATACTGATTTAAAACATAGCTGATACCTTTCCTATATTTGGTGAGCTGGCATAGCCAGAAACCTCCCCTCCTGGAAAGCAGCCAAAATCGCTAGCAATAGCATCTTGGCCGCACTGCGGACACCCAGGGATCACTACCAAATATAAACTCTTAAAGGAAAGGGGACAACGATGTCCACAAATTCACTCCCAGAGCATTTTACTGAGGATTACAAACAGAACTGGCTGCAACGCATCCAGCAATTCCCGTCATTACTAGCAGGAGCTGTACTTGACGACACGATTGACGGTCATATCGCCCGTTACTCGTTTTTGGAAGCACAGGAAATGGACGACATCAACGTCCGTCACGGTGTTACTCAACGTAAAGACCAAGGGACTTTCATCCGCTGGATGAGATCCGAAAAGAAAACTCTAGCCAATCTACTCGATGAGTGGGATGACAAAGAGCTTGGTCGGCAATTAAGTCCAAAGGGCGGCATTATCATGGGGCATGGCTTCGCGTATAACCGCAAAAAGGACTTACAGATCATCAAGGGCATGGAAGACCCTGCGATCACCGGAGAAGACCAAGCAACGCTTGTGCCTCTTCCTGCTTCGCAGCGTGTAGCCGTTTCCTTCAATCCAGGTGGCGCACCCACTGATTCAGGTCTCACATTCCCTAAGATTGCTGAAGCTCGTTTCATATTCAAAAACGCACCACTCGAATTGGATCGCACGAACGCATTCGCAGTTATCTCGCCTGCAACCGACAAGGATCTCGTCACTAACATTGAAGAGGCCCGTAATAAGGACTTTGCTAGTACCAAGATCATTGGTGAAGGCACAGTCGCAGGCGAATACTGGATGGGATTCAATTGGATCGTATCTACGTTGCTCACAGATAATCCAGCCGCAGTAGGCGCTGGTGGACCTGTCACCGCTACGAATTGCCTATTCTGGCACAAGGATTACGTTTACTTTGGAGACGGCGAAAAGCGCTCTAATGTAGATATCCTTCCCGCTGAAAGCCACGCCGTTCAATGTCGCACACGCGCCCGCATGGGTGGAATGCGCCGTGAAGAAAAAGGCGTTGTTCTCGTTGAAACACTCGTACCTTAAAAAGTCAGAAAGGAATAAAACATTATGGCAGATTTCAACTCAGACGTAGCAGTTAATCAAGTCGACCCGTCGGCCAAGAAACTGAATAACACGCCTCAAACTGGTGGTAACGGCATCATGCTTGAATGCATATACACGATCCTCGCTACAGAAGTACTCGTAGTGAACGACCGTGTCCGCTTGTTCGAGCTCCCAGTCGGTTATCGTCCTAACTCGCCAGATTGTTCCATTGTGAACGACGGCGTAAACGGAACATCCGCAATCGTTCAAATTGGAACGGATTCAAATCCTGACAGTATTGCCGACGCAATCGACATTACTGCCGCTGGAATTGATCGAGCTGATGTATCAGGCGACGAGGCAGAAGCACCAGCAACTTCAGCAGTGACAGAGTTCCTGTTTATGAAGTTCACGACTCTTACCGCCACTATGGTGACCGGCAAGAAGATCATCGTGCGTCTACCTTGTTCAAAGACTTAGTCCCACGCTCATAAACGTCCCGGTGGCAGGCAACCCTCGTCTGCTGCCGGGATACTTTTAAAAAACTAAATGTCAAGCGGCCCAACTCAGATAGCCAATTTAGCGCTGAATCATGTAGGCGAGCCGCCTATCACGGATCTCAACGACGATGATAACGCCACAGCCAATATCGTCCTAGTAGTATACGAGCCCGCTATCAGGGAAATGGGTAGAGATCACGAATGGAACTGCCTGAAAAGGAGACAGGATCTACCAATAGTTCTCCCAGCGCCACTCTTTGGCTTTAAGTTTCAATATGAACTCCCGGTAGAGCTTATCAGGCTATTGCGCCTCAATGGTCGAGACATACGCGAGAACACCTCTTTATTTGAGATAGAAGGACGACATCTTCTCACGCACGCAGATACAGCCAAAATACAATATATAGCCTTCGACCCCGACACTACCGTATACGACACCATGTTCAGAGAGGCGCTCGCAGTGCTCATAGCATCTAAGATAGCCATACAGCTCAGACAGGACGAGGCATTAGCAGCGAGACTATTTCAAACTTACAAGACCGTGCACCTGCCCGCAGCCCGTAAGGTAGATGGCAATGAGCGCAATGTTGCTCCGTATGATCCACGAGAACAGTCCCGCTGGCGTGACTCCAGAGTAGTTGGTACCAGGCAAGGTGGGATCAACGACAACATGTAATGCCACCACCAAGAGGCACGTCACAAAAGAATATAATATCATTCGGAGCGGGTGAATGGTCACCAGACCTTGACGCTCGGGCAGATCAGCAAAAATATGACTCTGCCTGTAGAGAGCTGACCAATATGATAGTGCTGCCGTCTGGTCCTGCTGAGAGGCGACCCGGTCAGCAGTTCATAGGCATAGCTAAAGGGAAAAACCGGCTCATAGGCTACAATTTCTCAGTCACAACCCGCTTTATATTAGAGCTCGGAGACCGCTATATGCGCTTCTGGAGCAATGGCGTACAGGTGGAAAACCCGCCTGGCACTCCGGTCGAGATCGTGACTCCATGGCTCGAAGCTGAGCTATTCGATATCCATTTTGTTCAAGTCAATGATATCGTATATCTTACACATCCAAATCATGCGCCCCAGAAACTTACGCGCATAACAGATGTCAACTGGGTCATAGTAGACACGCCTTTTAACGAACCTCCATTTTTAGACGTTAATATCACAGCGACCACATTGAGATCCACTGTTACCGCTTTAGGTGCTAATGGGCAAATGATTGCCGCCGGACCAGCTATACCATTCCAGGCAGGGCATGTAGGCAGCTTCTGGAAACTCACGCACCCACGGTCAGCCGGAGGGGTGGATATTAGCCTAGCTGCCACAAACAACTCTGCTAATCTGCTCGTTACGGGTACTTGGACATTCAGGACAACCGGCACTTGGACGGGGACGGTACGCGTGCAGGAGTTTAATCCGGTTACAGGAGTATTTGACGACGTCCGGGTATTCGAGAGCAACAATGACAGCAATTTCGATATAGAGGATATTCAGCCCATAGAAGCCACCTTTAGAATAAGCCATACCGCAGTATCAGGCACGGGCAGAGCATACCTGGACGTTCTCGATACGACACGCTCAGGCATAGTCAAGGTGACAGGCTTCAATAGTGCTACCTCAGTCAATATCAACGTCATAAAGCAACTTGAGAGCACAGCGATAACGGACGTATGGAACGAGGGCTCATGGAGCGACGTCAGAGGATTCCCTCGCACTAACACGATTTTTGAACAGAGAATCATATACGGAGGCACCCTTGCCCAGCCGCAAACCCTATACGGATCTCGCACGGCTGACTACGAGGATTTCACACGCGGCACACTCGACGACGACGCCATAGTCTACACGATAGCTTCACTGGAGCAAAACCGCATAGAGTGGATGTCTGGGCAGATCAAGCTACTCATAGGCACCGCTGGGGCAGAATGGACTTTTGGGGGAGATGTCGAGAAACCAGTCACGCCCTCCAATGTCACGATATTCAGGCAATCCACCTACGGCTCAAAACACCTCCAGGGTGTTATGATCAACGACGCTATATTGTTCGTCCAGCGCAATGGTCTCAGAGTGCGCCAAATGGTTGAGAGTGAGACCTCAGTCACAGCCAAGTTTGTATCTCCAGATTTAACCATATTGGCAGACCATATTACCGAAGGGGAGGTAATCCAGTCCGATTACGCACAACAGCCATTCAGCACGCTCTGGATAGTCAACGGCATAGGCGAAATGATCGGCATGACCTATGAGCGGGATCAGGCGATATCAGGCTGGCATCGACAAACCTCTCCTGGTGCCAATGGCTTCATAGAATCCATGGCTACCATATACGGGGATACTGCCAGGGGTGACGAAATATGGTTATCAGTCAAGCGCACCATTAACGGAGCAGACGTTCGTTATATTGAGCGCTGGAACCCGTTTGACTGGAAGCTCAAGGAAGACGCTTTCTATGTTGATTCAGGAGTCACGATTGTGCTCCCGACGCATAGCAGCGGTAATCTTACTGCAGGTAAGTCATACCGAGTAATCGATAACAGCGGAGGCATGGACATGACTGCAGTAGGTGGACCGGCAGCTCCCAAAGTATTTGAGACTTTTCTGGCAACCTCCACGGCAACTCCTAATTACGGCACAGGCTCAGTCAGACAGGTAAGCGACGTATTTCCGCAGGCAGTCCCACACTTGCGCGGTGAAATCGTCCAGGCGCTCGGAGACGGGGCAGTCTTTGAGAATATGACAGTAACTGCAGACGGCACGATCACGCTCACGAATAATGACATGGTGACAAAAGTCCATATCGGGCTCCAGTATGACTCCGTCGTTAAACCTATGAAGCTACAGGCAGACCCACGCTTAGGCGCATATATGGGTACAGTGTCGAGGATACGCCAAATCGTTGTCAGGGTTCAGGATACTCTTGGATTCACATATTCTACGAATGTACTGGAAGCGGATAATGTGACAGTCAAAGAGGAGGTTGTCGCATTCAGGGCAACTAAAAACAAGTTTGACGAATCGCCACCGCTACGAACAGGCGACCTCAAGGTACCAGTTCAATCTCGACATGACTTCGATGGTGATTTAACACTGTTCCAGAAACAGCCGTTACCATTCAAGGTCTTGGCAATTATTGTGAAACACGAAGTAACGGGGAATTGATTATGAGCCAAGAAATCGGAATATGTAGAAATTGCTTTGGAACTGTCATACAGAACAGGGAGGGCGACATTAACTGCGGGTGTGATAACCCCGATCCTTCAGATATAATAAATCCCGTATCTATTGAGATATTAAAGGCAATGCAAAATGGTATCAACATAGCCGAAGATAACCTTCGAAATCTGAAGGAAAGCAAACAGAAATTTGAACAAGAGATTAGAGACAGAAGTTGCTTAAAAACCCATGAAAACGCGAATCTTTGACCCAGAAGACTACCCGATAGTCAAGCAATGGTGGGAAGCCAATGGCCTCCCGGTATTTCCGCTTGCCTCATTATCACCAGCCGGATTCATGGCAGACGACGAGGACATGGATATAGCTGCCGTATGGGTATATATGGCAGTAGGCGTAGGTATATGTTGGATGGGAGGATTTGTGTGGAACCCCGAAGCCTCAGACAGAAAGAAGGTAGAGGCATACCACGCACTCTCAGAAGTGGTCGAAAACTACGTGCAGGACAATAACTATGATATAGTGGTCGAGTCATACACCAATACTCAAACCAGTTTGATACGCTTAGCCCAGAAACGCGGAGCCATAATCAACCATACTTCAGAAACCCAACTTATCAAAGTGCTTAAGAAAAAGGAGAAAGTAGCATAATGCCTCCAGCCGCTGCCATAGGAGTTGCTCTAGCTGCTACCGCTATCGGTACCGGGATAAAGGTATTTGGCGGGATACAGGAATCTAAGCAAATAAAAGCCACGGCTGAGTTCAATGCTAGGCAAAAAGAAAACGAGGCTATAACGGTCGAAGGTGAGCGTTCCGAAAACAATAGACGCACTCGCGTACGTAATCGTCGCCTATTAGGTGCGCAGCGGGCAAAGATAGGCGCAGCGGGCGTCACAGAGGAAGGCTCACCGCTAGAACTTATGGCAGCAACGGCAGGAGAGCTGGAGCTGGAAGTCTTGGATTTGAACCGTGAAGCAGAGTCTAGAAAGATACGGCTCAGAAACGAAGCTGGCATTATCAGGTTTGAGGGCAAAAAGCAGGCCAAGGCAGCCAAAATAGGAGCTATAGGCAGCGGGATAGCAGGAGTTACCCGCATAGCGTCAATAATTCCGCAAGCAGTTTAGTAAAATGGCTGAATTACGAGTAACAACAGGAGCGCCAAGTCTGACAAGGTCAACGAGCACAGCAGCGTTCCTAAGTGCTGGAGCCGCTAGTGCGCCCGCCCGCGCTCTTCAAGGGGTAGGCGGTCAGGTTGTTCAAGCGGGCGCTCAGGCACTTGAAACTGGGCGATTTTTCCAGGAGCTGAAACAAAGACAGATAAAATCAGATGACTGGAAACAGGAAAAAATCCTGGAAACCAGAATGGAGCAGACTGAGCAAGCGCTCATTCAAAGTAATACCGATGGCAATACAGACGATTGGATCAAGAATTTCGATTCTGCATTCAAAGATTTTGGAGGAAAGGAGCTTACGAAAATGTCTCTTCCAGGGCAGGAAAAGCTCAAGGCTGATTTAGGATTCAACATTGAAAAGCTCAAAACAAAATGGATCACCAAGCAAAACGTACAGCAGCAGAGAGAAAAGGTGGCCATATTAAACACGAACATAGACAGTAAGGTAAACAGTTTCGATAAGGACGGCATAACCAATACCCTCCAGGGAGCATTTGAGGCAGGCGTTATCAGTGAAACGGCTATGCTGGAACGGCTTCCAAAGGATTTGCGTAATTCTGATATACAGCAAATAGAATCGATGATTGTTGATGATCCATGGAATGCTAAAGAAGTGCTTGAGAATCCAAAGGCAAACGGGCTTGAAAACCTTACGGCTATGGATATCAGGATCCGTGACAGAGAAGCACAAGAGCAAATCAATCGCTATAATGCTGAGCACTGGAAGACGGTCGATACCGCTCGAACATTGAAAGAAGCTACACCAACTCAGATTGAAGAGGCCGATGAACTCATACAGGAGCTTTTAGGCGAAGATAAAATGTCCGATGGGTTAAGGGCTCACTTGATAGAAGATATGTCCACTAAAAAGCAGGTCAAAACGGACTGGGGCGCGTTTAGGCCGCTGACGAAACAGGCAGAAGAATTAAATCCAAATGATGAAGACCATACCGAGAAACTCGAAATATTTCATCGTAATCTCGGATTAGCCAATTTTGGAACAGATGCCAGAAGGGAAATTTTGAAGGTTAAAGAGGATACTCTCGAAGGCTTCGACACACCAGCACTCAAAAGTGTCAATGAAAGGCGTAAATTAGGGAGAGATCGTCTAGAGTTTGCAAAATTAGATGGCCAATTCGGGGATCTTTATGATTACGAGACTGAAAGAGTAGTGGGAACCGAAAAAGAATGGTTTACAACCAGCGAAGACAGTGAGGGCAAATTCCGGTTTCTAGGGGTGACCGTATTTCCAGAAAAAGAGGTCGATGTAAAAGAACAGGTTTTGATTGACCCAGACAGAACGGCTGGCTTCGGCAAAGGCTTCGACCCTCGCTCAGATACTTTTCAGAATGCTTCAAGGGTCGAAAGGCAGTTATCCGAGCAATTCGATAATTGGTTACAAAAAAATCCTGATGCCACAACGGCACAAATTGAAAGTCAAATAGGCAGTCTGGTTCATAGAACCGCAATTAACGCCGGAGTAAATTCTATAAATTTGGCAAACCGACAACCTGCGGGCGATATATCAATTAATGAAGCCCGCGCCATATTAGGGAAATTTTAGCAATGGCTGAACTAGCATTACTAACCGATCAGGACGCCAAGAGTCTCTGGAACAATCTATCTGTTCTCGAAACTCCAGAGGAGAAGACCAAAGCGAAAGGGCTTTTAAACTCGTATATCGATAACAAGGAAAAGCTCAAGGAACCTCTGTTCATGGATTCAAAACCAGAGCTTTTCAATAAAGTGAACCAGGCAGAGTCTATGTTCTCTGATATCAATGACATAGGCGTAAAGCTCAATGATGAGGACAAGCGTAATCTTAACAAATCAATCAGGATGGTGCCAGATAAAGGCGCTGCCGCTGCCCGCATAGCCAACACCCATTGGTTGGCAAATGAATACCGCATAACCCCCGCAGAAGCAAATGAGCAATATGAGACGCTTAGGCGCTCGTACGCGCAAAGACAATTTGGCGACGACCAGGTAGAAATAACCGACACAGATTTCTATGGCCGGGTAGGTGGAGTTATCAAAGACCGCAAGAAGCAACGCGGGTTCATTGATATAGCCACTCAGTCAGCTTATAAATCTGCCGCGTTGGGCATCCCCCAAAGTCAGGCGTTTTCAGATACGATTAGCAGGTTATTGGACGAAGATGGGTTCAATGGAAAAACAGGTGACGTGCATCACCAGGCATTTAATCAGGCATACGGTAACGCCACAGAGCAACTCGGAAAACATCGTGAGGCCTCAGAGAAACTATTTAACTTCATGGGTGCAAGTTTGGGGGCAGAAGGATTCGAGTCAGATTTATCACAGGAAGATGTCTTAAAGATTTTTGATAAAACGCCAATAGAAGATGTAGAAAGTATATTTTATATTATACAGGCAATGGCAGATGCCCGAGAGCAAGGTGACGAGAAGGACGGGTTTTTCGGAGGATTGCAGAAGTCAGGAGAATCTTTATTCAGAGGCACAAAAGCAGTTGCGAACAATCTGATGGGATTCATCAGCGAGCAGAAGCTATCCGCAGCATTAGATGGCAGCATAGTAAGGGTGCATAAGTCGGTAGATAGAGAATTTGACAGCAAAGAAGAAAGGCTCGACGCTCTCGTAAATGCCGCGAGGCCAGCCCGCCCGAAATCGACGGGGGCGATAGCAGAAGAGGACAGGGCTTTTCCGGATACAAGAGTTTTAACGAAAAAAGAAATATCAGAGATACAAGGCCATGCTAAAAAGCTGATACATCGCAAAGATATGGGGATAAAGCTAAACGCTCTGGCAGAAAACAAAATAGATCCG